AAGGTTAGAGTGTATGAGAACGAAAGCTGTGTTGTCATTGTCCGGCGGATTGGATTCGACTACCCTGCTCGCCTGGATGCTGAAGGAAATGAAGTTCGACGTGGTGCCGGTCTCCTTCAACTACGGGAGCAAGCACGGCGAGTATGAATTGGACGCCGCCAAGAAGATCGTCACTCATTATGGTCTGTTGTGTCCGTGGTATATCTTCGACTTGAAGGACGTGTTTACCTCCTTCAAGTCCAACCTACTGCGAGGCGGAGGACTCATCCCAGAAGGCCACTACGAAGCCGAGAGTATGAAACAGACGGTGGTGCCGGGACGTAATCTCATCTTCGCCTCTGTGCTGACCGGCCTTGCCCAGACCATCGGAGCGTCGGTTGTGGCTCTGGGCGTCCACGCCGGGGATCATGCTATCTACCCAGACTGCCGACCCAACTTCATCCAGCATCTGCGGGCGACGGTAGAGGAAGCGACGGAAGGACAAGTTAGCGTTATCACACCCTTCCTGCAATGGAGCAAGATCGACATCGTGGCTCAGGGACTTCGGTTGAAAGTCCCGTACCAGTTGACCCGGACATGCTATAAGGAACAGGACGTGGCGTGCGGTCGTTGTGGAAGCTGTGTCGAACGACGGGAAGCCTTCGTCAAGAATCACGCCATCGACCCGATTGCCTACGAGGAGAGCCGCTGAGCATGGAAAAGATTGACATATCTTGGATGGGTGTATTCCGTCACTGCCAGAAGATCGCTGAGGACATCATCCAGCAATTCCCCACCGGAGATATCCGGCTATATGGTGTTCCCCGTGGCGGCATCTATCCGGCTCTGATTGTGGCAGGGATACTGGATCGTCCGGTGGATCTCTGTGAGATGCCGAACGATGCTACTGTCATCATCGACGACCTAATCGACAGTGGAGCCACGTATAAGCAATATCGGGTGGCCTATCCGAGCAAGCCCTTTTACGTTCTTCTGGACAAGAATCGGGAAGGGATGAACGGACAATGGGTATCCTTCCCGTGGGAACGGATGGGACAAGAAGATGCCCCTATGCAGAATATTGTCCGGCTGCTCCAGTACATCGGAGAGGACCCGGAGCGGGAAGGGCTGCGAGAGACGCCCAAACGGGTTATTCGATCCTACGCTACACTGTTCAGCGGGTATCAGCAGAAGCCCGAGGATGTGATGAAGGTATTCAAGGACGGGGCTTGTGATGAAATGGTATTGCTGAAAAACTGCGAATTCAGCAGCACGTGTGAACATCATATGCTTCCCTTCATCGGCAAGGCTCATATCGCTTACATCCCGAATGGCAAGGTGATCGGAGTGAGCAAATTAGCCCGTATTCTGGAAATCTACGCCCGGAGGCTCCAGATTCAAGAGCGGATCGGGCAGCAGGTGACGGAGTGCCTAATGGATCATCTTCAGCCGAAGGGAGTGGCGTGTATATTGGAGGCTCAGCATTTATGCATGACCTGCCGGGGTGTCCAGAAACAGGATAGTGTGATGGTCACGTCCAGTCTGCGAGGAGCGTTCCTGGATGATGCCCGGACACGAGCCGAGTTTCTGGCGATGGTGAAGGGATAATGGAATGATGTATTTGCTGAAAAGGTTATACAAATGGTTGTTCGGTCCCAAGCCTGACGGGTATTATCGTGGGGAAGTGATTAGATGAAAGTCTACTACTCCGGGACCCTGCTGGTTAAAGGGGACAACGTGGAGGACATCCTGAGAGAGAGAGCAAATGTAATGCTGGCCTTTGGGTACTCCATCGGGGACTGGCTGAACAAGCGTATTCGCCCCATGCACAAGAGTCGTAGAAAAAAGAGGCAGAAGTGATTGTTTACTGCTCCGGCAACGATACGACAGTCCCCCAAAGGAATGTCCACGTTTAAGACGGTTATGCTCTCCTACGATTTGCAGTCCCGTAGCATGACCGAGAAGTTCCGGACGTTGTTAGCAGAGAGAGTAAAAGAATGGACGTAGCCAGTCATTTTCTCGATAGTGGAGCATTCAGTCTCCGACCCAAGGCCCTTGCCTTCGCCGCCAAGACCGGCCGAAGCCTCTGGGACTTTTACAATACCGCCGAATTCTGGAAGTACATGCAGCGGTATGTCCTGTTCGTGAAGAAATACCATATTGCCATTGACCTCTACGCCAACGTAGACGTGATCGGTAACGCTGAATTGACGTGGAGGAATCAGCAGTGGTTGGAACGACACGGCTTAAAGCCCGTTCCGGTTGTCCACTACGGCACAGATCCGGACCTGAAATGGCTTCGACATTACATCGAAAATGGTTATGATCTGATCGGCTTGGGTGGTCTGGTAGGGAAGATGGGGAAGCCGGGCTGTACCGCCTGGATCAACAAGTGCTTCGATTACATATGTGACACTCCGAAACGACTCCCCCGCGTCAAGGTGCATGGCTTCGGGGTCACAAATTATCACTTGATGATCCACTATCCCTGGTGGAGCGTGGACAGCACCACGTGGCTCAAGGTGGGGGGATTCGGCAATATCCTGGTCCCCCACAAACGGCAGGGGAAATTCACCTTCCAGCAGAACCCGTACATCATTGCCGTCTCTACTAAGTCCAGTAAGAAGGGAGAGTCCGGACGGCACTATCTCACGTTGGGTCTGGCAGAGCAAAAGATTCTACAGGAGTGGTTGGACTTGATCGAAGTGCCGTTAGGGGATAAAAACAAGCCCGATTCTGGAGTGCTTAATAATCGCTATCTCCGGGTCAAAGCCAATCTCCTGTTCTTCGAGAAGCTGCGGGAGAGTTTGCCGGAATGGCCCTGGCCGTTTCGTTTGGTCCGGAAGCAGAAGAGGTCTTTGCTGTGGTGATTTATTTTTCCGGTGATGGAGGCCCTCCGGGGTGGCTCAGAGCCACCCCGGATATTCCCATGAAGATGAAAACGATTATGACGAGTTATCTGTTCACCGGAGCAGGCAAAAAGCCCCAAAAGTGGATTGACAGTGTTCGTAGGAGCAGAGCTAAGAAATGTTGATTTACCACTCTGGAGCCTACAGGAAGAAGGGACACGAAGCTGAGAATTGGGTGGATGGCTTGAGTGTGATGATTAGCTTTCACGATTGGAAACAGCGGAATTCCCATCGGTCTACGAGAGAGAGAATAAAAGCTATTGTTCGGAGCAGGATTAAATGATGAGAATATACTATTCAGGCTCCAACAAACCAACAGACTGGTCCGGAGAGATTATCAAGAGAGAAAGTAGAAACGTTATGCTAACTTATGTCGAAGTGGACAGCAATAAGTGTTCAACAGGACGATGGTTCCGTCGCATTTGGAGAAGCAGAAAAAGGCGTCCGTTATGCTGATTTACTATTCGGGAGGGACCCATGAGAAAGCCCGAATACCCAACCTGCTCCGAGGAACGAGAATCATGCTTACCTTCATTGACAATCTGCATCGACCGGAGAAAGTCCTTCGACGTATCTGGCAGGCCCGGAGAAAACGACGGAAATGATTGTGTATTATGGTGGACATTCCCAACGTGGAGAATATCCGCAGGACATACTGAGAGAGAGAGCAAACATCATGTGGAGTTTCTTTGATAATCGGAGCAAGCCCCAGACTCGGTTCCTGCGGGTAGTTCGAGCACGAAAGATCCATCACAAGTGTTGTCTATCATTCAGGAGTGACCAATGAACTGCGGGGCATCCGGAACCTGCTCTGTCACCAGAGAGAGAGAGCAAAGATGAACGTGATGACCTCGTTCTGCTCCCAGGCTGAGCGGACCAAACGGTTGTCCTCATGCTTTGGAATAAACGACGATGATCGTCTACCATACCGGCATTTTCCGTGAAAGCCCACGAGTCTCGGACCTGTTCGGTGAGAGAGAGAAGAACGCAATGCTGACCTTCGTGGAGATGCAAGATAATAAGGGGCAGACAAAGAAATGGTTTATGCAAATGGTACGAGCCAGGAAAAGGAGAATAAATGTCCAAGATCAATCGTGAAGAACTGCTGAAGATCCTCACCGCCGTGACGCCGGGCTTGAGTCCACGCCCCATTGTGGAGCAGAGCGACTGCTTTTGCTTCGACAACGGCAAAGTCGTCACCTTCCATGAGCCCACGGCCTGCTGGATGAAATGCCCGCTGGAAATCGTCGGAGCCGTCCCCGCCAAGCCGCTGCTGGACATCCTGCGGGCACGTCCGGAGGATACGTTGGACATATCCGCCGAAGAGGGCAAGCTCGTCATCCGCGGCAAGGGCAAGCGGCGGACCCGCGTGCTCATAGAGGCCAAGGTCACGCTCCCCTACGGAGACATCCCCAAGCCGTCCGGCTGGGTGCGGCTCCCGCCCGACTTCCTGGACGCAGTGGATATGGTGCATCGCTGCTGCGGCAAGGACGAGGACAAGTTGGACGTGTACGTGCATATCCATCCGGAGCGGGTGGAGGCCATCGGCGAATCCCGCGTGGGTCATTTCCGCTGCAGGGTCCCGCTGAAGTCCGACGCGATCATCCACAAGGAATCCATCAAACACGTCGTGGCGTTGGGCATGACTCACGTATGCGTCAGCGAGAAGTGGCTCCAATTCAAGAACACGGCGGGGGTGGTCTTGTCCTGCCAGCAGGGGACGGGCAAGGAGGACTACCCAGACACCGGCAAGGCCCTGAAGATCGCGGGCAAGCGGATCGACCTGCCGCGTGGGATGGATGCGGCAGTGGAGCGGGCGGCGGTGTTTTCCCGCGAGAACGCGGACGATGACGAAGTACTGGTGAAGCTGAAGCGGAACGAGGTATGGATCGTAGGGACGGGCGTGAGCGGGGACCACCAGGAGCCCAAGAAGGTGTCCTACGACGGCCCGCCGCTGAAGTTCTTTATTTCGCCCAAGCTCCTGTCCGACCTGTGCAAGAAGCATACGGAAGCCTGGGTGACGGCCAATACGCTCAAGGTTAAATCCGGCAAATTCACCTTCATTACCGGATTGACCACGGTGGATGATCGGGAGGCGGGCGGGCAAGAAGAATCGGGCGAAGAGGTTGTGGAAGAGGCCGAAGAGTAGGAAACCGCGTTTTTAGCGTAAAAACTATGAAACACGGATTCTTCACGGCAGAGCAGGTGACGGTCACCCGCAAGGCGGACAGCATGATCCCCCGCTGCGGCCAGTGCGGGTTGTACAAGACGTGCAAGGCTCCCCGGATGCTCCCAACCGGCCAAGGCAAAAAGAAGATCCTCATTATCGGCGAAGCACCGGGACGGCAAGAGGACGAGTACGTGGACCCGGACACGAAGCAAAGGGGTAAGCAATTCATCGGGGAGTCCGGCCAGTACCTGCGGGACATCCTGACGGAATTCGGCTTGGAGCCGGATGAGGACTGCTGGTGGGACAACTCCCTCCGGTGCCGCCCGCCCGGCAACAAGCTCCCGTCCAACCTCATGCCGATGATTGAAGCGTGCCGGCCGAATCTATTGCGGACGATCAAGGGACTTTCTCCCAATGTTGTGATCCTGCTGGGCGGAACGGCGTGCAAGAGCCTTATCCCGCATCTGTGGAAAGATGAAGTGGGGCAGGCGGGCACGTGGGGAAGTTGGCGTATACCGAGCCAAGTCATCAACGCCTGGGTATGCCCGACGTTCCATCCCGCCTATTTGATCCGCCAGCCGGGACCGACGCTGGAAATGAAATTCCGGCAGGACCTGGAACGGGCGATAAAGCTGAAGAAGAAACCGTGGGATATCGTGCCGGACTGGCCGAGCGAAGTGGAGCGGATTTTCCGACCGTCCGAAGCGGCGAAATCCATCCGGGAAATGATCCGGCAGGCGGAACGCAAGAGCGTCCCCATCGCCGCCGACTACGAAACCAACTGCCTCAAGCCGGAATACGCCGGAGCGGAAATCATTTGCTGCTCTATGTCGATAGGCTCTTGGACCATCGCGTATCCTTGGGCAGGAGAGGCCATCGATGCCACGAGCGAAATGTGGAGAAGTGTTCCGGGTAAGGTCGCGTCCAATATGAAGTTTGAGGACCGTTGGACTCGATATTTCCTCCGGCATCCCGTCCGCAATTGGTACTGGGACACGATGATCGCGGCCCATGTGCTCGATAATAGAGATGGCATCACCAGCGTAAAGTTCCAAGCGTTCGTCCAGTGTGGGGTGAAATGCTGGGACGAGCACGTGGACAAGTACCTGGAATCCGGCAAGAGCAAGCACCTGAACAGAATAAGAGAACTGGATCTGCGGGACCTGCTGCGGTACTGCGGGATGGACTCCCGCACGGAATGGGAAGTGTGCAAGCGGCAGGTCCGGCAGATGGAACGGCAAAACATTAACGCTACGGGAGTGTGCTGATATGGGAAAGTTGGGAACAGATTTTGAACTCGGATATTCTGAGACTATACTCATGGAGCGTATTCGCTCCATTCGAGGCGTACAGGATTTCACACTCAGATGGCAAGGGGAGAGCAAGACTCATTTGAAGTGGTCTGCTACATGTACCGATCCAAACAAGAATGATCCGATTTACAATCATCTGACTGCTTTCGGAAACACTCCCGCCAACGCTCTTCGGAAACTGGCTGAGAAACTGAATATCAAAGACGCTCTATGATCTTCGCTCCCATCACTCACGAAGGATACAAACTCTTCCACGAAGGGGCTATCGCCCTGTCCGAAGTGGAAGCCAACGGCATCTGCGTGGACTTGGAGTATATGGCCCGAGCGAAAGAGGAGTGCAAGGCCAACATCGCCAAGTGCCGGGAGTCCCTGCTGGGCGATCCGGTATACGCCAAGTGGCAGAGGCGATTCGGGACCAAGACCAATCTCGGCAGCCGGGAGCAGTTGGGGACGATCATCTTCGACGTGATGGAGACTCCGTGCAAGGATCGGACCAAGCCTACCGACCGATACCCGGAAGGACGGCCTGTCACCGACGATGCGGCTTTGCGGAACCTCAACATCCCGTTCGTCAAGCAATACCTGGAGACGGAGCGGTGGAAGAAGGCCCTGAACACCTACCTGCGGAATATCGAGCGGGAGACGTGCGAGGGGCTGTTGCACGCTTTCTATCACCTCCATCTCGCGGATTCTTTGCGAAGTTCGTCGTCGGACCCCAATTTCCAGAATTTCCCTATTCGCCGCCCCGAAGTCGCCAAGCTGATCCGTTCCGCCTTTATCCCGCGTCCCGGCAACCGGCAACTGGTGGAGTTCGATTTCAAGGGGATCGAAGTCTCCATTTCCGCCTGCTACAACAGAGACCCGGTGCTCATCAAGTACGTCACCGACACTAAAACCGATATGCACCGGGATATGGCGGAGCAGTGCTATATCATCTCCCGCAAAGAACTCACCCCTCAAAACGATACAAAGGAAGAAGCCAAGCGGGCAAAGGACATCCGCTACGTAGCCAAGAACCGTTTCGTTTTTCCCGCCTTCTACGGCAACTGGTACAAGGCGATGGCGAAAGACTTGTGGCTTGGCATAAGTGAAATGAATCTCCGCACGATAGATGGAAAATCCCTGAAGGATCATCTGCGACGGCAGGGGATCAAAGGGCGGGGAGCTTGTGATCCGGAAGAGCGGGACCCGCGGCCGGGAACCTTCGAGGCCCATATCAAGGCGGTGGAGGACGACTTCTGGCACAACCGCTTCAAAGTCTACGACCAGTGGAAGCGGGACTGGAATGAAGCGTACATTGAGAAAGGATATTTCGATACGCTGACGGGCTTTCGTTGCCAGACGATGATGGATCGGAAGCAGGCTGTGAATTATCCCATACAAGGGTCCGCTTTCCATTGCCTGCTATGGTCTTTGATCCGGGTGCATAAGCTCCTGCGAAAATATAAGATGAAGAGCCTCATCGTGGGGCAAATTCACGACTCCATGCTCATGGACGTGTTGGTGCGGGAGTTGAAGGACGTGATCGAGATCGTGAAGCAGGTGACGACGGTGGATTTGGCCAGGCATTGGAAGTGGATATGTGTGCCCCTTCGTATTGAATGCGAAGCCGCTCCGCCGGGAAAATCGTGGTATGAGAAAAAGGAAATTCAGATATGAAAAACAGACAACCGTTATGCTTTTGCCCGTTGCTCCATCTTCCCGCTTGTACTCATGAGAATATACGAACGGGCCGATGCTGCAAGAAAGGGAAAGCCTGCAAATACGCTGGTAAGAAACGATGAACTACTCCGATTTCCTACAGACGAAAGAATGGCGGGATAATCAGTCCGGGTTCAAACCTTTGTGGATGCCGGACTTCCTGTTCGACTTCCAAAAGGACCTGACGGAATGGGCCATCCGCAAAGGGAGAGCGGCGATTTTCGCCGATTGTGGATTGGGCAAAACGCCTATCCAGCTTGTATGGGCGGAGAACGTGGTCCGCAAGACGAGCGGCCGGGTGCTGATCGCTACGCCATTGTCCGTGTCCCACCAAACCTTGCGAGAGGCTGAAAAGTTTCATATCCAGGCCAAACGAAGCCCGGACGGCAAGCCCAAGAAGAGCATCACCGTCACCAACTACGAACGGCTCAAGCTGTTCGATCCGTCCGACTACGACGGATTCGTGGCGGATGAATCAAGTATTTTGAAACACGAGGACGCCAAGACCCGACACCTGATAACGGAATTCGTCCGCAAGATCAAATATCGCCTGCTCTGCACCGCCACTCCGGCCCCGAACGACTTCATGGAGTTGGGCACGTCGGCGGAAGCGTTGGGCACGATGACCTACAACCAGATGCTCGCCATGTTCTTCACCCATATGGGAGATGACACAAGCCAATGGGTGCTGAAATCCCACGCCAAGCGGCGGTTCTGGGAATGGGTGAGCACTTGGGCCAAGGCGATACGAAGGCCGTCCGATCTCGGATACGATGACGGCAAATTCAAGCTCCCGCCGATCCACATGCTGCGGGAAGTGGTGGAATCTCCCATCGGTTCCAAAAGCCTGATCGTCCGTCCCGCCGTCACGATGGACGAGCAGAGGCAAGAGCGGAAAGCGTCTTTGGACATCCGCTGCGGAAAGGTCGCGGAGATTGTCCAGGCCAAGCGAAAAGAGCCCTGGCTGATCTGGGGCCATTTGAATTCGGAGGCGGATTTGCTGGAAAAGATCGTGCCGGACGCCGTGCAGGTTTCTGGCTCCATGAGCGACGAGGAGAAAGAGGAGCGGTTCGTCGCGTTCGTGGAAGGGAAAGTCAAGCATCTCATCACCAAGCCGAAGATCGGCGGGTTCGGGATGAATTGGCAGCATTGTTGGAACGTGACGTACTTCCCCGACGACTCCTACGAGAAGTTCTACCAGTGCGTGCGGCGGTGCTGGCGGTTCGGGCAGAGGCGGGAAGTCCATTGCTATATCGTGTCGAGCGACCGGCAGTCCCGCATGGTGCAAAACATGCTGCGGAAGGAGCGGCAGGCCAACGAGATGTACGATGGGATCATCCGCAACATGGCCGAATTCCAGACCGGGAAAAAGGAAAAAGATAATAAAGGACAGAAAGTGAAGGTGCCCTCTTGGCTGTGATAGACCAGATACAGACGAAAGATTACTCCTTGTACTGTGGGGATTGCTGCGAAGTCCTGCCGGACCTGCCGGACAGCAGCGTGGGACTGTCGGTGTTCTCGCCGCCTTTTGCGTCGCTATACTCCTACTCCGACAATCCAAAGGACATGGGTAATTCCAAGTCCAATAAGGAGTTTTTCAAGCACTTCCAATTTCTGGTGAATCAGCTTTACCGCCTCCTGTCTCCCGGTCGGATCGTCGCCGTGCATTGCATGGACCTTCCCACGTTCAAGAAATCCGGAGAGGAAATCGGCATCTGGGACTTTCCCGGCAATCTGGTGGAAGCGTTTCGCTGCAAGGGCTTCGTGTTTCATGGCCGGGTCTGCATATGGAAAGACCCTCTGATCGCCGCCACCCGGACGAAATCCATTCAGCTTGCCCACAAGCAGATCGTCAAGGATTCCTCTATATGTAGCATCGGAATCGCCGACTACCTACTGGCATTCCGCAAGCCGGGAGAGAATCCCAAGCCCATCACGCACAAGTACGGCTTGACGGAGTACGCGGGCTCCCGCTCCGTCCCGCGAATCCTGGACAAGTGGATCAGGTTCAAGGGGGACCAGAAGACCAACAAGCGGAGCCACTGGATATGGCAGCAGTATGCCAGCCCAGTATGGTTCGATATCCGGCAGACATACGTTCTGCCCCACCGGCAGGCGAAGGACGGAGACGACGAGAAACATATATGCCCGCTCCAGCTTGACGTGATCGAGCGGTGCGTGGCTTTATGGTCCGCTCCCGGCGACGTGGTATTGACTCCGTTCATGGGCGTGGGCAGCGAAGTCTACGTGGCGGTGAAGAATCACCGCAGGGCCGTCGGCATCGAATTGAAAAGGTCCTACTACAAGCAGGCTGTGTTGAACGTGCAAAGCGTTATGAGGAAAAGAGACGTGAAAGGGATAGTATGACCGAGCTATACAAACGATACCGACCGAAAGACCTGGACGAAGTGGTGGGCCAATCGTCCGCCGTGACGGTGCTGAAGTCGATGATGAAAAAAGGGGAAGTCCCTCACGCTATCATGCTCACTGGTCCGGCCGGATGCGGAAAAACCACGCTGGCGTACATCATCGGCAAAATGGTGAAATGCCATCCGAGCGAATTCCATGAGTATGACATTGCCGATCTATCAGGAGTGGATGACATTCGAGCGATTCGCCGACTAGGACGGACATATCCCATACAAGGGAAATCCAAGGTGATATTTCTGGACGAATGCCATCGCATGTCCAAGAATGCTGAGGACGCCCTGCTGAAACCGACAGAGAAGATCCCCAACTACATGTGGTATATCCTCGCTACCACAGACCCTCTGAAGATGCAGAAGACTTTGCGGAGTCGCTGCACGAAGATAGAACTGAAGCCGATAGGCGATGACGTGATGACGGAATTGCTCGTATCCACCGCGGCTAAAGAGAGCCGCAAGGACATCGACGACGAAGTGTTCACGAAAATCGTGAAAAACGCGGAGGGATCAGCCAGAGAGGCTCTGGTGTTTTTGGAAACCGTTTTGCGTCTGGACTCCGAAGAGGAAATGCTGGAAGCTATCGAGACGGTCCAGAAAACGCAGGCTATCAACTTATGCCGTCTGCTGCTGAATTTCCGCCCGGACTGGTCCGCTATCGCCAAGCTGCTGAAGGAAATGGAGGGGGAAGAGCCGGAAGGACTACGACGGATGGTACTGGGATACATGCGGAGCGTGGTGCTGGGCGGCGGAAAGATGGCGGGTAAGGCATTCCAGATTCAGTGCTGCTTTGAGCGGAACTTCTATGACACGGGCAACGCCGGGCTCCAAATGGCGTGTTGGGAGGCGGTCAACGGCAAATAAAATCCCGCGTGGGCGATGGCTCTACGATAATAGGGATATAGGGCAAAGGTTGGAGAAAAGAAGATGAAACCGAACAAGACCATAGACGCCGACGAATTCAAAATCCTGGACATTGATCCGAACCTGCTGGACCGAGAATGGCTCAATCAGCCCCGATTCTTCATGCGATACGCGATTCAGGCGGCGGACGCCCGGCGACGATTTGAAGAGGCGAAAGCCAATCTCAAAGTCGTGGCCGCCGAGCAGGACAACCGCATCCGGCAAAAGGCTGCTGCGATGGAGGAGCGGACCACCGAGGCCGCCATCTCTGCCGCCGTCATCCGCAACAAGACCTACCGGGAAGCGGAGCAAGCCGTATTCGACGCCAAGCACCATATGGATGTGATGGACGCGGCGGTGGAGTCCCTGCGGCATCGCAAAGACGCTCTGGAGAATCTGGTGCGGCTGCATGGCATGAACTACTTCAGCGAGCCGAAAGCCAAGGGCGATAATAAGGGCATGGTCGATGATATGCGTATGCGTCGGACGGTGAAGGATCGGGGCGGCAAATGAGTGTGTTGTGGCTGGGAGTCGCTATCCTGGGCAGCATCGTCGTCGCTCCGTACATCGTCTACCATATCATGCGGTTCGGAGCCTTGGGATGGTATAGTGGCAAACGGCGAGTGATTGGCAGAAAGGGGGTGCGACGGACATACGATAATGAGAGATGATCGAACGTGACGGTTGGAAGCCCTTTTTGGAATTGGAGATATGGAGACAAGACGCGACAGAGATCGAAGCAGGTATAAGCGGGGCATGGCGTCCCGCACGGGAGCGGAGGCCAACCGCCGGGCTGGGGAACTCTACACGAGCACAAGCCTCAAACTCCCGAAAGACGCCAAGATGTTCCAGATCAAGAGCGACACGCCGCTGAAGCTGGACATCCTGCCCTTCGAGGTCGGCAAGGGCAATCCCTTCGCCGATCCGGGCATGTTCCATTTCGAGCGGACGTTCTGGGTGCATCGCGGCATCGGGCCGGACAACAACACCTACGTCTGCCCGCGTGAGACCAGCCGCGGCAAGCTGCCCTGCCCCATCTGCGAGCATTTGCAGAAGCTGCGGGAAGACCCGGACGCCAACGAGGAATTGATTGTGGCCTTGCGTCCCAAGCGGCGGCAGTTGTTCAACGTCATCGACACGAACAACCGCAAGGATGGCGTCCAGATTTGGGACATCTCATGGAAGCTGTTCGGCGAACTCCTGCTGGAGTCCCTGGAGGACGAGGAGTATGCCGAGGAACGAAAAGACTGGTGCGAATTTGAAGGAGGCAAAACCCTGCGGCTGGCGTTGAAGGAGAAGAAGCTCTCGGGCCGCAGCTTCTACGATGTCAGCCGGATCGATTTCGTGGAGCGGGTGAAGGACTACGATCCGGACGACATGCTCAAGAAGGTGCATTGCCTGGACGACGTGGTCAAGGTGATGCCCTACGACGAATTGAAAAAGGTCTTTTTGCAAACGGGCGAGGAGACCGACGGAAACGGAAGTCACAAATTCAGGAGATTGGACTTGAAGAAGCTGAAGGAAATGTCGCTGAGCCAATTACGGAATTTCATCATCCGCGAGGACCTGGACGTGGAGCCGGACGACTACGACGACGAGGACGCCCTGCGGGATGCCGTGAAGGCCGAAGTGCTGAAGTCTATGTCGGACGATGACGAGGACGCCCCGAAGGACGGCAAGGCCGGGAAGTCGGGCAAGAAGGCCAAGGACGAAGAGCCCGAAGAGTCCACCGGCGAGATCGAGGAAGGCTCCGAGGTCACGTGGGAGGACGACGATGGCGACGAGAAACGCGGCACCGTCACCGAGATCAAGGGCAAGAAGGCCACGGTCGAGGACGAGGACGGTGATGAGCACTCGGTGAAGCTCTCCGACCTGACGCTGGCCGACGCGGGCGAGGAAGAGCCGGAAGAGGAGCCCGGCGTGATCGAAGAGGGCTCCGAAGTCAACTGGACCGACGATGACGGCGACGAGCACACCGGCGAAGTCCAGAGCATCAAGGACAAGTTCGCCCAGGTCAAGGAAGGCAAGAAGACCTACAAGGTCAAGCTGGACGACCTGACGCTCGCGTAAGCCGCCAAGGACGAACGGCTG